CAGGAAGGTATCGCATATTATTTGAACAACGCAGTTACTAAACGTTGCTTAACTACTGAGCGACCAATCGCTTGTTTACTTTCGGGCGGTTTAGATAGTAGTTTAATTACCGCACTGGTAAATAATTATTATGTTAGTAATCAGAAACCAAACAGATTAGAAACGTACAGTATTGGACTACTAGGTTCCGAGGATTTAAAATACGCGAAAATTGCGGCTACATATTTAGATACAAATCATACAGAAATTATTGTAACAGAACAATTAATGTTTGAAACGATACCAGAAGTAATTAAAGCGTTAGAAAGTTATGACACTACTACCATTAGAGCAAGTCTAGGTAACTTTTTATTAGGAAAATTTATTGCTAAAAATTCGCAGGCCAAGGTTATATTTAATGGTGATGGTTCAGATGAATTGCTTGGTGGATATCTTTATATGAATAAGTGTCCCGATTCAATTGAATTTGATAAAGAAACCAGACGTTTACTAAAAGATATTCATCTATTTGACGTATTGCGTTCTGACAAATCTATTTCATCGCATGGGTTAGAACCTAGGACACCATTTTTAGATAAGAGTTTTGTGAATTATGTGTTATCCATTCCGCCTGAATTAAGAAATCACAAATATTATAATGATTTTCCACATGCATATTCTGGAATTGAAAAATTTATATTGCGATATGCTTTTTCTGAAAAAAATTTTACGAATAGCAATGGTTGTCAAATTCTACCCGATGAAATTTTGTGGCGAAAAAAGGAGGCATTTAGTGATGGTGTTAGTACTAAAGGAAGGTCATTGTATCAAATATTGCAAGAGAAAATAGCCAAAAAAATGAGTTTGGACACTGGTATTCAACATGAGGCAAATATTGAAACTGAAAAGTTATATTATAAACAAATCTTTGATTCATTCTATCCAAATTGTCAACACATTGTTCCGTATTATTGGATGCCAAAATATACAAATGCGACTGACCCAAGTGCAAGAACGTTAGATTTATATGTTTAAAAAAGTATAAAATGTATTATATTATTTTATTATTTTATTACTATATAATATGTTTAGAATAACAAAAAATAAAAATAAATACAAAAATAAACGAATGAAATGTAAGAGAAACAACAAAAAAACTAGAAAACATAAGAATAAAAGACAAAATGGTGGTACAGATGAATATAAAATCATTGGAAGAGGATATAAAGTAAAAGTGTTAGTTAAAATAGATGAACCAAGATTTGTATATAAAGTATTTGAACCGGCTCATGACAGAGAATTATCTACAAAACAATGCAATATTCAAAAACATATTCAATCTGTCGAACAAACTACAATATTTTCTCTCGTTAAAATTCCAAAACTATTTAGTTGTATAACAGATGACGATGGACGAACAATCATAAAATTTCAAAGGATATATAATATAAATGATACAGATATAAATAGTCCAACACAACCAATAAATATTTTAATGCGAAATGATGATATTAGGGATTATAATGATAAAAATGATAAGCCAGTTAATTATATAACACAATTTTTAGATGAAGATAAATACAGGCTATGTATTTATCAGTTAGGGCAGATGTTTGGTGTATTGAATTTTATATGTCAAATTAAAACGGATGATGTAGAAATAGTATTCGGAAAATTAAAAATAGATGGACCTCCAAAATTATTTATATTGGATTTTGACCAATGTGTTAGTTATAACTTAGAAGCAATATTACGCACAATAGAATCGGATAGTAAATTTTCAAGATCTGATTTTGATATATTGGGTCGTAAGCATTATATGACATTAAATAAACTTGATGAAGAAATAAGACATATATTTTATGATGGATATTTAACATATCCTATAATGTTAAACGTACAAACGCTTAACATAGCAAAGAATATTTTGAATAATTATTCGAAATAATAAATTATATTTAGATTTGTTATAAAATATTCTAATATATTAAATGTCCTTTAATAAAAAACTTCATGATTTTCAGAATAGAGTCTTTGATATAGTAATATATATTACTTATTTTTTATATATTTTAATTGCGTTAGGATTATCAGCAAATGCACCAGATTTATTAGACGAGTTACAATTATTTATGAAAATATATATAAGTTTATTTTTAATGTATCGGTTTATTCCCTTTAGACATGTGCAATTTACAGATTTAGACGCTAAAATTGCCTTTAATGCTGGTTGGTTTTTATTTATTTCAACTATATTTAATAGTGTATTAGTAAGTTATATAGATAGTATAAGAGAACGTTTAGGTTTTTTTAAATTTGTAAAGTAAATCACGTCTTTCGTTTTTTAAGAGTTTTATTATGTCTAAAGTTTTTTCTTTTTGTTTTTATTAATGTATTCAATTTAATAGATTTAATTGAATTATTTGGGTTGTTTGGGTTGTTTGGGTTGTTTTTAAAAAATATATGCAGATGTTGTAATATTTTTTTAGATATTGCTTTGTCTACATCTGTCTCCACATTAGTTTTACCTACATAATTGTAGTGATATCTTTTTAGGAATCGCAACATATACTCCCTACATGATGTAGGGTCTACATCGGCACCTAATATTGCACTATTTAGACAACGAGTAATCATCTCGTTAAACTCTAAATCGTGAATATATGGTTTCACATTTATGTAATATATTTTGTCATTGCTCATGTCTGGATAAAATACATCATCTAAAAAACATATTTCAGTATCTTCTGGAATTTTAGTGCATTTTATTAAATCTGAATGAGTTTTCATATGCGTTGTTCTACATAATTCTACTCGCTTACCTTGCACTTTAAATGCTGCTATAATTTGGTTGAATATATCATAATTGATTTTTTGTTTAAAATACCCAATTATATAATTAGCCCATTCAATAGGTCCTTGGTTGTTAGTATAAATCATTAATTTATCACAATGATTTTTTTGTTTTTTCTTTTTTAAATAATTTAGTATTTCTATTATATTTGGGCGTAAAAATTCTGGATATAAATCTAATAGATTATTGAATAAGGTTTGGTCTATACTTGGTTTATTTGTTTTTGTATATTTTATGTATGCTTTTAATGCATCCCAAAACATTCCTAATTCCATAAAATAACCCAATGTTTCATCTAAATCGACTACAACTATTTTGGATTTACATGTCATAATATATACTTTTAAAAAAAGTATAACAAAAGAAATTATATTACACCGTCCGGAAAGAAAAATGAGACAAACTTTCTAAAAAAAATAAAAAATGTTATTTTTCTTCCTGTGATGTAAAAGCACCCCAAAGGGCATTAGACTATTTGACATTAGGTTAGTCTATTTTATTGGAATTTGTATTCCCTTCTATACTTTTCAGGTCTTTCTCCTGTTAGTATATATGAATTGAATACTTTTTGGATATTTTTTAGAATGGATATATAATTATTTGAATTAATTATCATACTGAATTTAATAAATTGGATAAAGAGTGGGAAATATATGAAAAAAGTAAATTAAGAGGGAATAAAAATTGTCCTTTATGTAGATGTAGAGCAACCCCCATATAAATTAGGCGTTTTAAATGTGCAAAGGTGTAAATGTCCAAAGGTGTAAAAAAGTATAGCAAAACAATTTATGTTATTCTTATATATAAATGGTTAAAGAACTAACAAAAAAAGATTATGTTAGTATTTTACAATATTATAAATTGCCAATACCAAAATCAAGTAGGCTTCTTAAGATTAAATCGGAAAAAATTATGGCGCAAAAATTATGCAAATGTATTAAGAAAATTGACCCTGAAAATGAAGCAAAATCAATTGGTATATGCACAAAAACTATATTTAATCGAAAAGGGTATACTCGCGGACAATTCCAATGTAAAAAAAAACAAACAGTTAAATTTAGAAAAACTAACAAAAATAAATCACGAAGACAAAAATAATATTTATTTATTATATAGATACCAAGAATTAGACGTCCTTCTGCTAAGAAACGTTACAATAAGAAGCGTTACAGTAAAAGAAGAGGCGGAGGAAATACTCCTGATGAAGAATCTTATGATTATGACGCATTAGAGATTGGGAAAAAATATGGAGATGTTTCTTCTCCTGCTTTTTATAATCCTGATAATATAAATAAAGTAACTACGACAGAACCAATAATGCGCAAAGAACCTCCTTCTAGGCGCGAAACATCCCAACAAGAATTTGATGATTTGACTAAAGAATTTGAATTAGCGCAACAAAAAAGAGAAGAATTAGAAAAGGTACAAAAATCGTTTTTAACTCTAACAACACCTCAAGAAGCCGAAGCATTATTTGATAATAAAATTAAACAAGAACTTAAAAAAGAGTGTTCTGGAAAAAGTTGTTATGTTATGGGAGGTCGTAAATCTTATAGAAGGAAAGAACGTAGAAGAGGTCGTAAATCTTGTAGAAGGAGAGGACGCAGATAATTATTATAAATATATATTCTAATAATACTAACTATTATAATATATAAATGTTTCTATCTAAAATCATTTCAAAAACCACTGTTGATTGTTTTTATATTGCCCATATTGTAAATTAAATATATTTTGATAACAGTTCTGAACATTTGCACCTCTATTGCAATATGTATATATACGTCTAACAGAACCAGCACCATTTCCACTATCACTTGCTAAAATTGATCCTAGTGTCTTATAACCATTAGAACTCGACTGATTTCTTTGGCCACGAATATTTCCGGTTGTTGAACCCATTATATTTTAACGCAATATAAAAATTTTATAAAAATAAATAACTAACAAAAAATTTATTGCAATTATGTTTTTTCATCTAAATTACTGTCATCCGAGTTACTGTCATCCGAGTTACTATCATCCGAGTTACTATCATCCGAGTTACTATCATCTACATCTTTACTCGTTTTTGTATTTTCTAAATGATCTAAAGCACTAATTATAACTAACTCTTGACTTGTTAGTTTTTGAAATATAAGACATTCGTTCATTTTAAAAGTATAATAACGATGCATAAAATTTTTACATGTTATTAATACTCCATCGTCCACTATTTTTATATCACAAATCATAGCACAATTATGTAATGGTAAATAATCTGGATTCGTTATTGGTATCCATCTAATAAATGATCCGTGTTTTAAATCACTTATCTCGTCTATATATCTATATCCTTTTAATTTATTTAGATAATGAAATGTTGTTTCTTTTGGTAAATGCAATTCTTTTAATATTTTTAAATTCATCTCCATTATTTTGTTTGATGTAAGATTCATTATATTGTCATTATTATCATTATCTAAAGCGTCAATTAATTTATTAATATCCATAATATATAAAATAAAAATATCTTAAAGTTTATTTTATATTATTAAATAAATGTTTGAAATAATATTTCAACGATTATGGAACACATTATATTCTTTTTTTCGTTGCTTTAAGCAACCAGAAACTATTAAACACGATAATGAATTAGAATATGGAAAATTGCCTGATTTGGAACTTTCTAATACAAATACAAATACAAATCCTAATAAAATTACTATTCAAATTCCCAAATATGAATTTGTCTTGCTTGAAGATTAATTTTACCATGAACCAAATGGAGAAGCAAATGCACCACTTTCGTTTGCAGCCATTGGTTCACCCCCTGGAGTAGCGGCTCCTACTAAAGGTGTATTATCTTGTTGATACATTTGATTATAGTCAGGTAATTGCTGTGTCATAGTTGGTTGCGCAATTGGTAGAGAACTAATAGATGTTGAACCCATCGAATTTATTGATTGATTCATCGCTGCCTGATTTTGTGATATAGGTTGGGAAACTTTTACATTACCTTTATTTTTCTTATCTTTCTTCTCATCTTTTTTACCTTCCCAAAGTTCTACAGCACGGTCAACTAAAATAGATACTTTTTCACCTAATTTTGTTTGGAGACTTAATACAATAATTAACATCGCTAAAATAATATTATTAACACTAAAATCTACATATTTTGATCCACTATAAGTAGGCACAAATGTTATTATTCTGTGAATTATTAGTATCACTAAAAACATCGCAATAACTTGCGCTAAAATTTCTGCCACTATTTCAACAGAACCTTTTTCATCATCTGCCTCAGGAACATAACGTTGCATTAATTTATTAAAAATAATTACAGGAATTAGGGCTAACACAGCATATTGAACTATATTTAACATATCTGATTTTGAATCTTCGTCAAAGTTAAATACATGTTTGAAAAATCCTTGTTTACCTCCACTTGTTTTTGATAATTCTTCCAAAGTTTCCATATCCCTATAGGGTATATTTAGAAATTATATTATTATTGAAAATATATAAAAACATCCTTAAATAATTAATAATGGAACTACACAACCAAAATACTAAAGTATCAGAAACCATTTTTGAAAATATTCAAAAATATAATCACGAAGAATATCAGTATTTAACATTATTAGAAAATATTTTGGAAAATGGTACTTGGGAAGAAGGCAGAAATGGCAAAACAAAGACTATTTTTGGACACTCTATGCGTTTTTCTTTGACTGGAGGACAGGTTCCCATTTTAACAACTAAAAAAACCGCTTGGAAGACTTGCTTAAAAGAATTGTTATGGTTTGTTCGCGGAGAAACTGATAATAAAATTTTAAAACAAGAAGGAGTTCATATTTGGGATGCAAATGGTTCTAGAGAGTTCTTAGATTCAAGAGGATTACAAAAATATGAGGTAGATGAATTAGGACCTATTTACGGTTATCAATGGAGACACTTTAATAAACCTTACATAACAAATAGACAACAAGCATTACAAACGTTTAAAAATAATTCTGCATGGACAGACGACGGTTGGATTCAAGAAGATAATGGAGTAGACCAGTTGCAGCAAATTATTGACCAACTGAAAGACCCCGTTAAGCAAACTAGTCGTCGTCTAATTATGACTGCTTGGAATCCTTGTCAACTAGACCAAATGGCTTTACCACCTTGTCACATTTTATGTCAATTTAATGTCCATGATGGTAATAAATTATCGTGCGCTCTATATCAGAGGTCAAACGATGAATGCTGTGGGACGCCTTTCAATATAGCTTCATATTCGTTTCTTACACATTTATTGGCAAAACATTGCGGATTAGAAGCTTACGAGTTTGTTTATTTTAAAGGTAATTGTCATATTTATGAAGACCATATTGAAGGAGCAAAATTACAACTTCAAAGAGAACCTTATCCTTTTCCGATCCTTTCTATAAGGCAAGTTAGAGAAAATATTAATGACTATCAAGTTGAAGATTTTGAACTTCACCATTATCAACATCATCCACAGATAAAATTTCAGATGGTTGCTTAAAATATATAATAAAAGGATTTAAATAATATTTATATATATTATTTAAATGGATATTAGTGTAAATTTGATTGAATTAGCTGATTCAGATGACGTAAATGAATTACATAAACTAACAATATGGGACATTGAAAATAATGAAAAACAACAATTTATTGAATATATTGATAATATTATTTCTGCTAAGTTTGAAACAAAAATTGCAGACCAAGATAAAACTATAAAACAACTTACAGAAGAAAACACAACAATTAAAAATACTTTTAACACTTTATTGTGGGATTTAGTTATGAATAATGTATTTCATAGTGTTTCTGTCTTAGAAAAATACAAACAAAATATATTTGATACAGATACAAATATAGAATTAGAATATATAGATTATTCACTTGTATCTAAAGAATTAGAACAAAAATATATAGAAGAAATTGATAAAGGAGGTGGAAACTACGTAATTTACAAAGATATAACAAATGAAGATTATGTCATCAAAAAAATATACTTGAATCCTAATGAGTTATCAACTTGTAATTTTGGAAATGACAAAATTTTTAAGGGTATAGTAGGTCCTGACTTGTTCCCTTTTTATTTTCAAAAATTTGTAAAAACAATAAATATGAGACGCGAATACTTTCAAGTAGATAATGATCGACAGGGAAACAAAAGGTTACGTATTTATATATATAACAATAGAGAAGAAAGACAAATGATTGAACAATATCCAAATATTAAAATTATCTTAATGCCAAAAATTAATATACATGCACGTAATTGGAATTAAATTCGTTTATTATGTTTCTTTCTGCAATATTTTCTTGATTTACCCTTGGTAAATTTGCATGTTCTTTTATTTACGCAAGTTGTTTTAGCCAATCCTCTACATCTAGAATATCTTACACGTTTACTATATATTTGGTTAGCTCTAAATCTTCTTAATCTTTTAGCACTAACACTTCCTATACTAGCATTTCTGCTAGATAAATTAGGAGAAAGAGATTTAGGTCTCTTATTACCTAATTTTTTTGCAGATGGAATTGAACGCATTTCAATATCTCCACTTATAGGGGTTGAACGTTTTTTACGTGTAAATAACATATATAATATTTAGAAAATATTTGCTTTATTTAGAAAAACATTTGCGTAAGTAATTAAGAAACAAATTGTATATAAATAATATTATGAGTGCAAATCGTTCTGTTCTAGCAGCTCAAAGAAGAAGAGCTGGACCTACTAATTCTGAACCCGCTATTCCCGGAAGAGGTCCTCAACCATCAATAAATTCATCTCAAATGTTTGCTAATCAAGGAAAACCTATGTCTAATTTAAAGCAACAGCAACAACAACAACAAACAAAAGAAGGCCTTTCCAGTGTTAGTAAAATGACTATTCCTCAAGCGATCACATTAATTACACTTAGATTAGGTTCAGTTGAATCAAAATTAATCAGTATGCAAGAAAATGGTTATGGTTTAACAAATAATATGCAAATGGAAGGTCATGAAAATATGGTATTAATTGATAAAAATGTTATTCAATCTATTACTAGCAGGCTTGAATCTTTAGAGAAAAGGTCTTCGTCTTCTTCCGGTTCTGCATCTGGTCCTGAAATGAATTTATTAAAACAACAAGTTGAAACATTTAAACAGGCCGTCATGAAATCAAATTCAACAACATCTAATTTAGCAAAAGAGAATAAAGATGTAAAGACACAAATAGATAATTTAAAAGGTGAACTATCTGAGACAAAAGAATTACTACTGGCTGTACAAAATTTAACTATGGATAATAGTCAAAAATTATTAAGTTTTTCAATGAATATGGGTAATGATGAAATGTTGGCACAAGATTTCAACGGACAAGATTTCAACGGACAAGATATCAACGGACAAGATTTCAACGGACAAGATTTCAACGGACAAGATATCGATTACAACAGTTTTGTTGAAAATACCGAAGTTAATATGACAGATGATGTTAGTGATAAAAATTATAACAATGAGATAGTAACCGGCAATTTAAAAAAAATGATTGAAAATGAAATAAATGCAACAATCTAATTATAGTGTATAAGTTTAAAAATAATTAAAAATAATAATTAAGTAAATAAATGATGCCATCTAATTTATTTTTAGAATCCTCTTCATCCGAAAAAATAATTACGAAAATTAAAAATGGAGAATGGCAAGATATCATGAATGGCTTATGTAATGTTAAAGATAATTTAGTTATTTTAGACAATAATTATTTCAGGTTATTTGCTACAAAAGAAACATATCAACTCATACTAACACACGTAGTAAATAATATTGATAATATATTATCTGTAAACGATAGATTTATCATTCATATTAATATGAAGAATTTAAATATTTCTGATGTGGATAAACACTATAAATTTATTCAACACATTTCAGTATTATTTAAAGAAAGATATCATAATAAACTAACAAAATGCTTTGTCTATAACGCCCCTTTTGTTTTTTCACAAATATTAAATATGATATCTATATTTATTGATAAGGAAACTCAATCAAAAATAGAATTAGTCTCGACAAAGTAATATATTTTGTTGTGAAATAAACATATTAAAACTAACTATACATAATTAATATATATAATGCGTTTAATAATAGATAATAAATCAAAACAAGAAATATTTGTCGCCACTTTTCAGATTCTAAAACAATGGTCTTCTCACATAAATATGCATTTTGAAAAAGATAGGTTATATATTCAGGCAATGGATAAATCACATGTATGTTTAGCAAATATTAACATTAGAAGTGCTTGGTTTTCTAATTATGATTGTTCACAAACTAACAAAATATCAGTTGATTCAAGTCATTTTTCAATTTTGATGAATTATTCATTAAAACATGAGTCAATAGAATTAAAATTTGAAGATGACGCAGAAGCAGATAAATTATATATTAATTTTTTAAATGGACAAGAAAAAAAGAATGGTGCATTCGATCATTTTTTTGAATTGAATCTAATTGATATAGAAGAAGATAGTTTAGGAATTCCAGAAGTAGATTATGATGTGGATTTTACGATTGAATCAAAAAGGTTAGTAGATGTTTTATCAGAATTAAATACATTTGGTCAAGATTTAAATATAATTTGTAAACAAGAAGTAATAGAATTAAACGCAAGTGGCGATGCTGCAAAAATTAAAGTTAACATTCCAGTAGATCATTTGAATGAATACGCAATAGCGGAAAACGAAGAATTGAATATATCGTTTAGTTTGAATCATCTATGTAAAATGTGTTGTTCTTCAAAATTAGGTGCAACAATAGATGTATCATTAAGCAGCGAATTTCCTATGGCGTTGAAATACAATTTAGGAGATGAAAGTTATGTAATATTTTATATAGCACCAAAAATATCGGATTAAGGTTGTCTAATTAGATAATTTATATTAAAGTATAAATGTCTCGTTATTAAGAGTAAAATAATTTATTATTTTTTATAAATAATATGTTAACAAGTTTAAAAGAAATTATATTTGGATTATTTATATTTTGTATAATACTATTTTTATATTTACATATCCAATATCATTTAAAAACCAGCGACGATTTAGAAATATATGAAATAGAACAGGCTTCAAAAGATAGGGTCGAAGAAATATGTGATTTAAGACAACCAGCGTTATTAGATTTTCCTGATGGAGAAGATTTACAAAAAATAATAAATACAACTAACAAACAATTTTTGTTAGATAATTATCCAGTATTTGAAGTTAAAATAAGAGATAATAAAGATATACCATCTGATGCAGATATGTGTATACCTTTGCCCTTACATCTTGCTGATAAGTTGTTTAAAGAGGATACGAATTCATCCTACTTTAGTGAAGGTAATTCTGATTTTTTACAAGAAACAGGTGCAATTAAAAATATGTCATATAATGATGAATTTTTGAGACCATCTTTGGTATCAAATTGTCACTATGATGTATTATTTGGCTCAACAAATGTAGAAACTCCTTTTCGCTATGATTTGAATTATCGCAATTACTATATTGTCACTCAAGGTTTAATAAAAATCAAATTATCTCCTCCAAAAAGTATAAAATACTTGTATCCAATAGATGATTATGAAAATTTTGAGTTTAGGTCGCCAATAAACCCTTGGGATCCACAAACAAAATATAAAGCAGATTTTGATAAAATTAAATGTCTTGAAATATTATTGACTCCAGGTAAAATCTTATATATTCCGCCTTATTGGTGGTACACATTTAAATTTGATAAAGACACAAGTGTTAGTTGCTTTAAATACAGAACATATATGAATAATATTGCAATTAGTCCTAAAATTTTTATGTATGCATTACAAAATCAAAATGTAGAGCGAAAAATAGCAAAAAAAATTAATATTACAAACAATTCAGACCCAAAAAAAGATACAACTTCAATAGTAAATTTGGATTTAATTAAAGAGTCCTCTGATACAATGGCATCAGACGGAATTATTACAGAATCATTATTGACAGAAACAGAAGTTCAAATACCAGAAATTCTAATACCAAAAGAAGAGCCGGAACCGATGCCACAATTCGAATTCAAAGGGGGTACAGAATTATTAATGCCTACATAAAGCCTACATAATGCCTACATAATATAATTTTACTGATTTAGACAACCAAATACCGACCTACATATATGTAAATGTATAATAAACATATAAAACGGCTTAAAGAGGTCACACCATAATATCATAAAATGACGCTACATAAAATCAATGTTGATAACCGGAACTATGGTTCTTGGAACACATTCAACGCAAATACTTTAGATCCTATATTCCTCGATAATTTTAATCCTTTAGATTTAAAATTATTCAGCAATGATACTTTTACTTATAATAAAGGGAAAGTTGAAATTATACATTCTACTACACGCATTAATGAAAACATTCCTGCGGTTCTTGTCCTAACTGATAATAAAACTTATGGACGAGAAGGAAAAACCAAGGGAAGATTATTATACAAATGTATCCCAGATGATACTCGTATTCCTGTATTCTTAGTGCCTTATGAAATCAAGCGTCTCGGGTTTTCTAAAGTTTTTACCAATCTCTATGTCACTATTCGGTATAAATGTTGGGACGATAAACACCCCATTGCAAATCTTTCTCAAGTTATTGGACCTGTAGATGTTCTTGATAATTTCTATGAATATCAACTTTATTGCAAAAGTCTTAATGCTTCCATACAAAAATTCAATAAAGATACCGCTAAAGCAATAAAATCAAAGGTCTCAGAACACGACTCTTTTATCACCAGCATTTGCAACAAATATCCCCAAATTGAAGACCGGACTGGATGGAAAACATTTACAATTGACCCTGCTACTAGTCTTGATTATGATGATGGTTTCAGCATTAGGAAACTAAGTGATAGTCAAACTCTTGTCAGCATCTATATTGCAAATGTCACCATCTGGATTGATTGCCTAAATCTTTGGTCCAGTTTCTCTCAACGCATTTCCACTATTTATTTACCCGATAGAAAAAGACCAATGTTACCTACTATTTTATCTGATTGTTTATGCTCTCTTCAGTCTGGTATGCGGCGATTTGCGCTTGTTATGGATATTACTCTTGATGAAAAGTCTAATATCGTTGATATTCGTTACTCTAATTGTGTTATTAAAGTTTTTAAAAATTACGCGTATGAAGAACCTTTATTATTTGAAGACCCTGATTATAATTTTCTTTTTCAAACTACAAAAAAAATGACACAAAAATATAAATATATTAATAACATGAGAAATAGTCATGAACTTGTCTGCTATTTAATGATTTTTATGAATTATCATTGCGCTCAAGAACTTTTCAAATCCCATAATGGCATCTTTCGTTCTACTATTATTAAACAATCTGTTTTATTGCCACAACATTTGCCAGAAGATGTTACTCAATTCATCAAGATTTGGAATAGTGCTTCTGGTCAATATATTGACCTGTCTAAAACTCCCATTGAGAATAATATACGTCACGACCTTCTTGAAATGGATGCATATATTCATATGACTTCACCTATTAGACGACTTGTTGATTTACTCAATATGATTCAATTTCAAACCAATTTTAGTCTTATATCTTTATCAACAAATGCTATGATTTTTTATCAAAATTGGATTCAACAAATTGAATATATTAATGTTACTATGCGGGCTATTAGAAAAGTTCAACATGATTGTGAGTTATTAGATACATGTTACAATAACCCATCTACACTTGACAACTTATATGATGGATATTGTTTTGATAAACTTTGCAGAAATGACGGATTATTTCAATATGTTGTTTTTTTACCTGAACTGCGACTAACTTCCAAAATTACTTTAAGAGATAATCTAGAAAATTACGAAAAACGACAATATAAGTTGTTTTTATTTAATGATGAAGAAAAATTTAAGAAAAAAATTAGGTTACAACTAATGTAACAAATGAATAAAAATAACATAAAGACATTATATTATATTATATATTATGAATACCGATACTACAGAACAAACTATTCCTACAACTCCTGCAACTCCTACAACTCCTGCAACTCCTACAACTCCTACAAATAGTATCATTTTAAATAATAATACAGAAACTATCGAAAATGTTATGAGAGATTTAGAACAAAAAGTTAATCCTAAAACTATTGAAGAAGGAATAGTTCTACTTGTTAATGCTATCAATAACAATGATCATTCTATTTTATTGGCACCTATGCAGAGTGGAGCAAAAGAATTTGAGGAACGTGTTGGGAGACCAATGACATATAGTGAAATGAGAGAAATGTGGGGATAAGGATGTAAGTCTAATAAAAGCGGTACATTGAATTTTCACTATAATTTCATAAAATATAATATTATTATATACTATGAGAAGGCGTTTGAAAAGTAGAAGATGTCGTTCTAGACAAAGAAAGTATGGTAGGTATACAAGAAGACATAGACAACATACACGCAGAGTGCAAAGAGGTGGATGAGGAGGTCCTATGCCAAATGATGAAAATAAAATAGTTATGCATGGTGGGTGAGGCGACCCCATTGCACCTGCGTAAAAGTGCGTTATATTAACTATTTGTATTATATATTTTATTTCTGGAATGAAACTTTCAAATACTTATCTTAGTTTGTTAGTTGAAAAAAGAAATTATCCTATTTTATTACACCTTTGGACATTTAAAACGCCGACTTTGACGCTAAAAAAAATACAAAAATGTAAAATCAATATTGATGGTCTTACTTTTTCTTCAAGGGTGTAAATCAATTTTTTATCTTATTCTATTTTATTTTAAGTCCAAGGAGATACTTGATTTTTTGGAGTTAGCATGTGTCCAACCTTTCTGATAGTCATACCATTACTATAAATAATATTTTCAGTTTCTACTCTATTTGTTGCTAATTTTTTTCTATCTTCATTATTTAACAAATAATATCTTGAAAGTATTTTAAATTCATCATTACAAGTTTGTTTTTCTAAAAAAGTAACCCTTATCTGAAAATCATGATACATGGATGACACAATAACAAACTTATCTACTTCTTCTGGCATATATTTATCACCTCCTATATAATAACTCAATTGGGCGGGTATACCACTTATACTTTCATAATGAATGTTGTCAATAATATCACCATCTCTTTTAACGCTAAATTGATAAAAATATTTACCATCTGAATCTCTCTCTAAAACACTAACATTTAATAAAGAAAGGTGTCTTGTATTTTCATATGTTATAATGTCAGCACTTCCTTGATTTTCAATAAAAACCCTTAATGCGTTGTTATATTCACAAGGCGTTCCATTATGTAAAATCTTTTTAGAAGATAAAAAATCTCGTAAATTCATAGTAGTTGTCATTATAATTTTTATAAGTAGTATGTATTTACACCCTTGAAGATTTAAAACCGCACCCTAACTATTTTTTATATTTTTCTCAAAATAATATAGATGACTAAACATAAGACAGAAGATTATAAAATATCTGCGGTTAAATATTACTTAAATAATGATAAAGGAGATGGATATAAGAAAACTTGTAACATATTTGATTGTAAAAAATCCACTTTACGAGATTGGATTAAACGATATAATACTTCTAAAAATCTCACAAGAAAAAACAGAAAACCTATATCTTACAAAATTACAAAACCACAAGTGAAAACTGCGTTGGAATTATTGAAACAAAACGAACAACTTACTATGAATGAATTAGCGATTGATATGAAAAAGAAATATCCTACATTTGATATTACACCTCAACATTTAGGACAAGTAATAAGAGATAATAACAAAACAAGAAAGAGAACAAGACACGAGCATTTTCCAAAAGAAAGATATAAAAAACCAATAGAAAAACAAACTGAACTGAATAAATTTTATAGTAGGGTTAAACAATTTCCTATGAATAAAATTATTTGTTTAGATGAAACAAGTGTAGGTTCTGCATTAAAACCAACATATAGTAGATGTGAATTAGGAAGAAGATGTGTAATAAAAACATCCAATCAATTTGTATTTCGTAAATTCACATTGTTAGTAGCAATAAGTAATTCAAAATGCGTCGGAAAAGAATTATATGAAAAAGGTGGTATGACAAAAGAAAGATTGTTAGAATTTTTAGAAAAAAATGTATTTTCAAAATACAAAGACCATCTTATTATTTTAGACAATGCAGGAAGTCATAATAACGAGTTAATAAAAAATGCCATAATAAAAAGTGGTAATCATTATTTATTTGCTGTTCCTTATACACCAAAAACTGATGCGATAGAACAATACTTTAACCAAGTAAAAACATATTTGAAAAAAGATAGAAATGTAGCAAATTTTCAAGAATTAGAAAAGAATGTAGAAAAAGCAATTAACAAAGTAAAACCAGAAAATTATAAAAATTATTTTGAATATGCTTATAATTTGAAAGAAGGGTATGAATTAAAAAGGAAATCATCAACAAGACGGAGAAAATTAAAAATTTATAAATAACATACTTAAAATTTATTTATTATTTTAAGTATATTGTAATGCGTCTTAAAAGTGAATTGTATAAAAAAGAGCAGGAAGAAATAGTTGATAAAATTATAACCATTTTGGATTTAGAAAATAAAACAGAATATACACTTTATGAATTAGATAAAAATGAAGAAATCCAAAAACAAATAATGGAACTAATACCAGAAATAAGAAAATATTATAGTTTTAATGGAATAAAAGCAGTTGGAGAACCAAATAAAATAAAAAGACCTTGGTTATCAATAATAAAACATCTTATTAAGAAAAAATATAATATGGTAAGTTTAGATTATCATTTTACAGAAGAAGGCAAACATATTAGAACACAGAAATATATGTTTAATTTATTATGAAATATATTTAAAATTATATCCGTGAGTATGGTTTCTTTCTCCATATAACACTCTTCTAATACATCCTCCGCTAATAGTTATATTTCTGTTTTTTTGTAAATAATCTATTGCGAAAGGCACATAATCAAATCTGCCTATTAAATCTTCTTCATAATAAACATTAAAAGGTTTTGGTTGTCCTCTAATTTTTTTTTGTAATTCTGTTTTTCTGTTTAACAATTGTTTCATTACCTTTCTATGTAATGTTTTTATTTTTTGTTCTTCTATTTTTAATTTTATATCTGGGTTAGAATAATAATCCTTCATTCTTTCACTATGTTTTTTTGCTATTTCGGGGTTATTTTTATGTATTTCCTTCATTCTTTCACTATGTTCTTTTGCTATGTCTGGATTATTTTTATAAAATTCTTTTTTTATATTTGACATAATTTCTCTATTTTCAGTATTTGAATAATATTTTTTACTATTATTTGAAACTAATTGTCTTGCTTTTGGATTATTTTCAAAATATTCTTGTCGTTTTTTTGATTGTTTTAATCTATTTTCTGGATTTGAAAAATATTCTGTCATTCGTATTGACATATTTTCCTTTGCTTCTGGATTATTTATATAATATGATTTTATTTGATTAGATAGTCGTAATTTATTTTCTGGTTTTTCAAAATATTTTTTTACCTCTATTGATTTAGCAATGCGAATTGAAGCATCGCTAAAATATAATTTTGATTTTTCTGACATTATTCTTTTACTTTCTTCTGTATGTCTATATCCAACAACGCCTTCACCTCCGTCAGTCATATTATATCCATTTCCTTTCAAATAATGTGTATTGTAGAATAATATATATTCTATTTCTAACATATTTAATTCATCTCTATCGTGTGCTATATCAATTGCTTCATAAATAATCGTGTTTTCTCCATATTTTCTTATTGCTTTTGATAATAAATATTGTGCGTCTGTTTTGCTTATACATATATGTTCGTTAATTCTGTCTTCTATTCCTTTAGTTGTTTGTCCTATGTATTTTTTTCCATTTGGAAATATTATACAATATATAAACCCATAAATACATTCTTCCATTCTTTTTTATTTATTATAATAACAAATTATTTATTTCAATTTTATTAAATTTAATTATATTTAGCGAAAACTACTTAAAATAAAAATATTAAGGAATATTATAAGAGATGGAAATAAAAGAAAAACCACCTGACGACTTTTTCAAAGGAATTAAAACATCTTTGAAAAGTGTCTTGAAACATCCAGATATTAACTTACCCAAAATTACAAATGCTGTCATTAAGTGTAATAAAATCGTTATTCAAACTATGATGTTTATGAAACTTTTTTTATTAGACCATTATGATAAGCATAATAAATTACCAGTTATTAATGATGAATTTATTAACTCTTGTATGAAAATATTATGTAATGAAAAAGCAACTGGAAGACCACCTAAAAAAGAAATAAAAGAACTCAAAGATGGGTTAACTGCTTTTTACAAAACAGAATTTCAACCACTTATTCAAAATGAAAATTTGGATTATACTCATATGAATACCATTTTAGATTATTTAACGATTGATATTCTTACGATGTATGAGAACAATATTAAATTACATTATGTAGAGTATGTTGAACGATATGTAAATGTAATTTGGAAAAAGAAATTTATTATGAATAAAATAAAAAGGTTGAATATTACACAAAAAGCAAAGGAACAAAGAGTAAATAATTTATGTAATCAATTACGAAAAATTAAAACTGATTTACTAAATATTGAAAATAGCAATTATAAATCTCATTCTATGTATCATAAATGGATTAACCAACAAAAACAATTTATCACACCAAATAAAGCAACTTACAAAAAGAATAATATTGTTTATGACTTAATGTGCAGTCCTTTTGATTATTTTACTTGTATGATTTTTATGATGAAACAAATTGAAAAAGAAGAACAAACAATTTATAATGTATTTCCTATGAGAAGTGAAGTTATACCAAAACACATACGATTAGATACAACTACATTAGTGCATCTTCTTATGACAAAGAAACAAGGAAATAAAAGTGATTTTTTAACAAAAGGAAATTTGAAAAGAAAAGAAGATAAAATATGGGAGTTCTTTTTTAGGAGTGAAAGAAAATTTTTTAAGAAGAAATATTACGAATTTCATCATATGATAGAAACCGATGGAGTAAGTTGTTCTTTGTTATTGTTGCGTAAAGACCTAATTGGAAAGAAATTGCCTATGATGAAAAAAGGTTTATCAAATGAAACATATATTGATGAACTAAATGATTATTCACAGATACAAAATAAGAAAATTATAGCAATAGACCCTGGAAAATGTGATTTAATTTATTGTGTTGATGATTGTAATAAAGAAGCAAATAAGTTTCGTTATTCACAAGACCAACGAAGAAAAGAAACAAAGAAAAAGAAGTTTTCAAAAATACAACTGGAATTAAAAAAAGAAAAAATAAATGGCAAAACCATTATAGAATGGGAAACTGAAATATCTAAATTCAATCGTAAATCACTTAACATAACAAAATTTAAGGAATACATACAAAAGAAGAGTGAAATAAATGGAATGTTATTTACCTTTTATGAAAAATATATTTTTAGAAAATTACGCTTACAAAGTTATAGAAACACAAAAAGAAGCGAACAAAAAATGTTAAACAATTTCAAACGCATTTTTGGAAATGAAAAAGATGTTGTAGTTTGTTTTGGTGATTACGAACAGAAAAAACAAATGAAATTCAAAGAAGCAACTAAAGGAAAAGGTACGAGAACCTTATTTAGAAAAGCAGGATTTCAAACTTATTTGGTTGATGAATTTAGAACAAGTTGTATGTGTTCCAAATGTGAAATAGGTATTTGTAAAAAGACAATGGTTAGAGAAAATCCAAAACCATATAGAAGCGGTAATGTCTTAATCCACGGACTGATTTGTTGTAAGAACGGATGCGGTTATTGGAATAGAGATGTTAATGGTGCTACAAATATTTACAAAATTGCTTATAATGCGATAAATAACGAAGAAAGACCAAATTATTTATCCAGAAGCAAGAATTTATCAACTGGTTTAGACGAACCAGTAAAACCAAAATTTACACGCTCTGCGAAGGGCAAACCTTATTGATTTTTTATTTCACCGAAAGGTGCGGTTTTAAATCTTCAAGGGTGTAAATACTTATTATATTATTTATTTATACGCTTGTTTATCTATTACAACTTCTTTTGCTATGTTTTTTATAATTTTTTCGTAATTCTTGTCTGATTCTTCTTTAGTAGACCCACTCATTGCATTGAATAACATTTCTTGATATCTGTCATTCTGTTTTGAATCCGGATTATTATATTCTGGATTTGCCTTTTGCCATTCAACTATCTGTTTCATATTCTTATGACCTACTATTTTTATCGCTTTTGTTAGTTTTGTTTTATTTTCATCATCTTTTTCCCATAAATCTTGGTCTTTTATATATATTATATCTCTTTTTGAATCCGAACAATGAATTGGTCTGTCAGGCACATTTAATGATGTTAAACCATTGATAAATATTTTTGATATACCTTCTACATAACTGGTTTTTGCTGTGTATTCAAGGTCTTTCAATTTGACATTGAGAGAATCTATAAAATCTGACATATTAATTGCATCTTTGCATGTTTCGTTTAAAAATATATTTAAATTAAAATTGTTGTTGTTAGTTGTATTATTTATTGTATTATTATTTGTCGTAATATTACTACCAATATGTCTAATATTCATATTTTCTTTTGCAATTTCAAACATTTTATTATGTTGTTCATGTAACATTTCTTGTAGATTTTGGTTCTGCTCTATTAATTGCATCACCAATTCTTTTGTTATCGGTTCATAATTTTTATTTTCATCAACTACCTGTTTTTTTAATCTTATATCACTATTTAACACATAATTACACGTCTTCTTATGATTATTCAGGCTTTGTCTGTGTAGATATTTTTTACCACAAATACACTCATTTTTTGGGATATTTTGGTAAGTATTTTCGGTGACATTTGTAAGTCTCTTATGTTTCAGTGTTAATAAATGTTTGTTATAATCTTTATTGCTACTGGATATATAGTCACAAATTTTACAACAAAAATAATTTGGGATTTTTGGGACAAATTCCGGAGTATTTTTCCCCATATTATACTTACAGAAAAATCCCTAAATTGTTTTTTCACAAAAATATAAAAAATTTTATCGTAACAAAAAAAATGCCGGTTTTTTAGTTTCCACAGCATTATCGTAAGGATTTCATTTTTGACAACTTTTTTGGGAAAAGTATTTCCGTTTTTCAAAAATGGACATTTTAAAAATGTCCAAAATCGAAAACCCTTTTTACTTTTTGGAAAAAATTTGTTACTGAAAATATTACTGAATGATAGTTTAAAAAACCCCACATGATTACTCGTCATAATACAAAAAATATAAATTACAGCATAAAAAATATGGTGAAATTTTGTTGCCGGAAATGGAACTTTTTCCTATTTCCTATTTCCTATTTCCTATTTTTACAAAAGTTTATTGATTATAATATTGTTTCATTTATATAACCATCTTTTACTGCATTTAACGAGCGAGTTTATGTTCTATATTTAAAAATATATATTTCATCTCATTTTTTTCTTTCAAAGAAAAAACTTATCAAAATAAACGCACTTCCCAGTATAATAAGTTGTTGAATTATTGCTAATATTTTTGCTATATCAGATAACGCCGTTACATCTGGTAATCCTATCCCAGATTGAATTGTTACTGAATAGAATAAATAATCTATATATGTTAGTTTATCTTTTGGATTCAATGGCTCAAAATTATGTGGCAATATTGATGCATAAATAATAGAAAATACAAATATAATCAATATATTGAATAAAAATGTATATGTAACTACTCTTGTCTCCATATATTTATATTTATAAATTATTTTTTTATACATAGAGAGACTGATTGGTAGCGACATATTTTAATGTTAAATGGGGAATTTCTCTAATAATAGATAGAAATTCAATGTCACCAATGATTTCTGCAACCTTTTCCATCTCCACAACTATATTGTTTATCTTAAGAATGGCCTTTATAAATTCACCTAAAAACACTTCTTTCTCAAGGGATAATTCATGTAACAACCTTTTGCATTCTATATCGTTTTGACATTCGCACCATCTTATAGCATAATTAATAAGGTCATATTGCATAGTATAATCAGTTCCTGTGTAAATATTTTGCGACATTTCTTTACGCATTAGTGCATTATACATATGATTTATTTGTTGAACCATATTGTTTACGCTATTGCTTTTAGAATTTGGAATTGTTTCGCATTTATCTTCAGGCACATTGACATTTGTGAAACAACTAAGAATCCCTACTAGTTCTTTGGCTTTAAAATGTTTAAATTCGCCTGATTCAATTAAATCGGCAAAAGTAAGGCACTGGACTTCTCGTATATTAGCAGCGATGCGACCCTTAATTGAAAGTGTATTTTGGTCATTGATAAATGCGGATTCGCGAAGTAAATAAATTACTTTGTCAATATTACTACTTAAAGACATTTCCACATCTTTTATTTTAGCAGACAATTCATCAATCTCTTTGTACTTAGCGTTGTATTTTGCAACTATTTCAACATCCCTATCTACGTCTCTATATTCAGACAATATATTTTGCAAATTTCTTTCTAATTCTTTTCGTTTCTTATTCACACTTTGTAGACGTGTTCTATTTAACTCTATATATTCTTCTACTATTTTTATGGGTGTCTTACATCTACTTATAACTTGAGACATATTATCCAATTCAGATTGTAATATACTAATCTGGTCTAAATACGATTTCATAGTATTATCTATATCACCTTGTATCATACTCCTTTTTGCATATTTAGTATAATCAGTTTCTCCAATATCTATTAGACTAAGTATCAAATTATACGATATTTTAAATTTTGAAACAAGCGTATGTGGCTTTCCGTTCATCATTTTTTTATAATCAACCGAATCCACGTTTCTAAACAAATTATTTAAGTGAATTACGTGACCTATTTTATCTAAACCAAGACGACCGGCTCTTCCTGCGGATTGAGTATATTCGTGACTATATAATATACGCATTATGTCCCCATTGTATTTATTAACATCAGTAAAAATAGTGGTTTTTACTGGAAGATTTATTCCAACGCTCATTGTCTCTGTGCAAAATAAAATCTTAATAAAACCACGAGAAAATAACAATTCTGTCATTTCTCTTAGGATAGGCATTAATCCAGCATGATGTATCCCAACACCCTTTCTTAACAATTTTAACGTATTTATGTATTCAGGTAATTGCAAGTATTCTTCATAATTACCGAGTTTTCTTATAATTTGCTCGCATTCTCTATCAATAGTGTAAGAAATTTTACTATCAAATTCTAACAAATCTGTAGTCATTTCTTCTGCACATTTTTCTAATTGTTTTCTTGAAAATACATAGCATAGTGCAGGCAACATCTCCTTTTCAACTAAATGTTCTGCTAACTTATTTAAAACATGTTGTCGTCTAACTCTTATATCATGTTTTTCAAATAATTTTAACATTCGATTCATATTTTGATAATTACTATCGTTAAATGTATTCTTTTCGTCTTGCATAACAAACAACTTGTTTGTTAGTCGTTTAATTTCATCTTGAATAGACTTGTCTTTTATACATTTATTTATAGCGTTCGGAACTGTAATAAAACTATAATGAACTAAAGGTACCGCTCTAACTATTTTTTTAGTCAAATACACTTGTTTACCATCTAACTCATTGGATTCGCCTTTTGTTTCTAACCATAATGCAAATCTTTCAGGGTCATCTAATGTAGCGGATAAACCAACCATTTGAATATGTGATGGCAATAACATAATACTTTGTTCCCATATATTTCCTCTATGTTCGTCATTTATAAAATGTATTTCATCAAATACTACACATCCTAATTCGGTTTCAATACTCATATCAAATGATACTGAAGAAGAGCACGTTAAATTAGAACTTTTTATTTGATACAATTTATTTAATAAAATTTCGGTTGTCATAATTAATACATCTGCGTTTGGATTTGTCTTTATATCCCCAGTAATTAATCCAACACTAATGTGTGGATATTTATTGGTAAAACTATAAAATTTTTCGTTACTGAGAGCCTTAATTGGACTCGTATAAATTACTTTCTTACCTTTTCCTACAAAATAATTAATGGCAAATTCACCGCCAAATGTTTTGCCGGTTCCTGTTGGAGCGGTAATAAGCACATGATTTCCAGTTACAATTCCTTCGACACACCATTTCTGGAAATCATGTAATAAATACGGATAGTTCTTGTAATATTCTTGGTACGTTTCTTCGTGTGATTTTGGATAATCATAAGAACAAATTTTGACCATTGTAATTATAATAATATGGCGTTTTTTCTTTAAGTTGTTTTCATATATTATTTTCTGGTAAGTCTACTTTTACACTTTTTTGTATAACGTCTTCGTCTAGTTTTTCTATGTTTCTTCGTTTGTTTGTTATGTTTTAACACATGTTTCCTTGTTTTACGTTTTTCTTTACGATATTTACGCTTTGTTAGTTTTTTACCTCCAACTCCTTGTCCAATTTCTTGTTGTGATGTTTGAACAAGGTCTGATTTTACTGGAGTTATCATTGATATTTCCGATGGCATCAATCCAGTTGGCTGTCCTGTAACTGGTTTTATTTTCTTAGGAATTTGCACTGTAGTTGGGTCATATCTAGCAATTATCTGTCCCGTTGGTGATTTTACAGTTACAAATTGGTTATCACCTTTTGTTATTCCTTTCGCACGAGGAGTTACGGGAGCAGGAGCACTTACGGGAGCAGGAGCACTTACGGGAGCAGGAGCACTTACGGGAGCAGGAGCACTTACGGGAGCAGGAGCACTTACGGGAGCAGGAGCACTTACGGGAGCAGGAGCACTTACGGGAGAAACTTTTGTTTCGACTTTTGGAATGTACATTTGTATCAGTGGGGAATTTTCCTCTACCATGCGACCTATTATATCGTATGTTTTAGTAATGAATGCTTCTCTCATATCGCTAAATCCACATAATTTTAAACTATATTTGTTAACATTTTCATACACTATACTATAGTCTGGCACTTCTTTTTGTTTTGCATTATAATTTTGGCGTATAATATTTGCGGACTCTATACAGGCTTGTTCAATAATACCTTCAAAATATTCTCTTGTTTCCTCATTTTCTTTACTCATTAACTCTGTTTCAATTTCAGGTGTTACTATGATTTGATAATTAATTTTCAATAAATAATCTTTAATAGTATTAAAACAAAAATATACAGTAAATTCTGTATTATACTTATGTAAGTAATATTCAAACAATGCATAGTTAATACTAGTTAATTTAGTCTCATCATAATCTTTTAAAAGAAGATTTAAAAATATATAAAATTCAATATCATGTGGAATCCAA